AGGTGACGCACTTAGTGGAATTAGATCTAGAGGTTTTTCAGAAGCACAACAAACAGGTATGGGTGAGTTTGCTAGACAAAGGCAAGCAGAAAGAGCTGCGGCTTCAGGATTAAGTGGCTTTGCCGGTTCTAGACTAGGAGCTGATCAGGGATTATCCAATAGATTTACTACTGGCGCACAATCAAGGTTAGCGGCAGATCAAGGTGTAATTGATTTATTAGGAAGAACTGGACAGCAACAATTAGCCGCGCAACAAGGATTGGCTGGTAATTTACAACAGTACGGGCAAAGTTCAGCAGCAGCTAGATCAGGATTAGCTGGCGGTTTGTTAGGTATAGGACAACAAAGAGGCGCTGGTGCATCCGGATTAGGTGCGCAGTTAGCACAATACGGCGGTCAAATGGCTGGTATTGGTTCAAACTTAGAAGGCTTAAATAGAGGTCAGAGATCTGAACTTGTAGGATTAGGAGCTACTGGAAGAGGTATACAAGATACACAATTTGGAAGACAGTTTGCTCAACAGATGGGACAACAGATGAGGCCGTTACAAACTATGCAGGGTATTGGTTCTTTACTACCTGGTTATAAAGCAGCAAGTAGTCAGATTGACTCAACATACGGTATGGCTCCTGATCCAAGCGCACAAGGTCTTGGTGCTGCCTTCTCAGCCTACGCATCATTAGCCCCAAGACAAAGCTAATGAGTTACCTACAAAGAAAAATGTTTGCGAATGGTGGTGGAGCTGAAGCTAATCCTTACTATTATGTAAACACCAATAATAAGTTAGTGCCTTTAGATTCTAGCCAACTTTATGATGTTTTAAAAACTTCAGGAATAGGTGAACTTACGGCTTTAATACAAAATCCAGATGTTACATACAGCCCTGCAACACAAGAATTGTTTAGAAAAATTGTTGGTGAAAGAGTTGCGGGAGCTTCAAGTACTACACCTAATAATTTAGAATTTGGACAAATGCTTCCTGATTATATTAGCCCTTATTCTATGTTTGAAGATATTGGAGGATTTGCTAAAGATACTGGGTTAGAGGCTGTCGAAAAAGCTATGGCTTTAGGTAGTGGTTTGCTTGCAGATCAAGGAGAGCCACAAGATACTTTTGTAAGTGAGCGTTATCCTTTTGGTAGACAAAAAAAACCTGATGTCAGGCCTCAAAGACCTGCTCAAGAAGGATTACCAGGTGCTATAGCAGCAATAGCTGCCGCGGGAGAAGGAATTGGATCAAGTCTAAGTAATTTAGTACCCTTAGGACCTTCTAAAGAAGGAATGCTTAGAAGAGGATTTTCTAATCCAGAATTAGCGGCTATATTAAATAGAGCGCAATCAGGTGAAGTACAAGACTTTGAAGCAGAAATAGAACAATTAACACAACCGGATATAGTAGATACGGCATCTGTTGAAGAAGTAAGTGTAGAAACTCCTAGAGAGTTACCTACAGGTACAGTAGAGATTAGAAACATAAGCCCCGAAGATTATGAAGCATCTAATATAGCTTTACTAAAACAAGAAATGGAAATAGTAGGTAGAGATGAGGAAGGTAATCCTTTGCCAGAAACAAGATTATTACAGGATGTTGAAATACAAGATCTCTTAGACGAAATTAAACCTATTGAATTAAAAGTTGATGTAGATAAAACAGAAGCCGATAGTTTATTAGACGTTGAAGAAAAGTTTGACGGTTTACCTGATAGTGAGGTTCAAGAACTTTTAGATCCAATAAAACCTATTTTATCTATACCAGAAGCTGCCGCTGAAAAACAAGAAGAGCAAGATGGCGAACAGCCCCCTCCACCAAAAGATCCTATAACTAGAAAACTAGAAGAACCAGGATTCTTTGGATCTGATAGGTTCTTAGACTTTATTAGGAATGTTGGTGGTGAACTTACTAGAACAGGTCAGTTTGGTACAGGTCTATCTCTTGGTGCATCTAAGGCCGCTGAAGAAAGAGCCGCTAGAGAGTTGATGGCTGAAAAAGAAGACAGAGACTTTGCATCTAAACTGAGACTTGCTAGAGCTGAAGCAGCTTTAGAAGGTAGTGGATATATGGATCCTACTGATGCAAATAAAATTATAGATCAAGAAAATTTAGTAGCTGACAATATTCAATCATTTGAAAAAAGTAGAAACAGTTTATCTAATCTAAATAAAGTTATAGGAATTTTAGATGCAGGTGGAGCTACTGGATTAAGAGGTTTCTTTGGTGAAGCAACTGATATGATTGAAGCTATCATTACCAAAGACAATAACGGTAAATCATTTGATGAATTAGAGCCAAGAACACGAGCCAACTCTTTGTTAAAAGTGTTACGTCAAGCAAACGTAAGAGAAATACTTGGAGAATCTGGTAAAACTATTTCTAACTTAGATAGAGCAATTGTTGAAGATGTATTTGGTGATATAAAAATTGGGACACCTGTAGCGGTTTCTCTTAAAAAACTTGAAGACAGTAGAAAAAATATTATTAATGGCATGATGAGTACTCAGAACAAGATTATAAATTCTGCATCTTTCTTTAATAATGTTGGGTATGATTCACAATCATTAAGAATTAACCAACCAATATTAGATTTAATAAGAACATTTACATTTGAAAATGCAGAATCATATATTGCACCTGACACATCTGATGCAGGTATTATTGAGACAACTTTATAATGCCTAAATATAGAGTAAATATTTCTGAAGGTGTATCTGAGATCGTAGATGCAGATACAGAAGACGAAGCCAAAAAAAAAGTAAAAGCCAGTATAGCTACAGGTGCTATTTCACCTTTTTATGACAAACTTTATTTTGATTATGAAACAGGGGTCAAAGGTAAATTTGAACGGTTAGTTGATAAAGGTACAGAACGTGAAGGCGCATTAAGAAATCTCAGGGCGCAATTAGCTAGAGCTGAAACCTCTGGAATTATTGGTATGAAAGAGCAGGATACAGTTTTGCAAAATTTTGTAGGATCTACAGGCTTTATAAGAAATACTAAAGGACAAGTTGCTTTAACACCTACGGGTTTAGAAGAGTTAGGATTACCTATACAAACCAAAACTCTTAGTGACGGTTCAGTAATACCTTTAAATACTATTATTGATGAAAATGATTTTGGTCTAAGAACAGGAGATCTATCAGACTTTGCTGGTATTGCTGGTCCCATAGCCGGAGCTATAACCTTTATGTTGCCACAGGCTAGAATTATAAAAGGCCTTACCTCTTTATTTGGCGGTAGAGATAGACTTGCAAGAATGTTTGGTTCTGGAGTAGGATCAACGGTTGGTAAAGCAGCAGAGGAAGCTTTAGATTATCAAGAGGGATTTCAGTTACAAGATAGAGATGAACTAAAGAATTTATTTGGTGGTGAGTTTTTGTTTGGATCTGTAGCGCAAGGTGTAAATGAATTATTTGGTTTAGGTTATAAATTATTCTTAGGAAGGAACGCACCAGTTTCAGATCTAAGACTAAATAGACAAATGGCTAAAGGTAGATCTGCAACTGATATATTAAAATTAGATGCAAGTTTAGGTAAAGAAGCTACAGAAAGACAAATAGCAAAAGCCGTAAGAGATGGTTCTGTAGCTCAATTTCAATTTGCAGGATTGGCATCACAGGCAACACTAGGAGCTAAACTGCCTGGTAGATTACAAGACATATCAGAACAAGTATTAGGTAATACTAGAGATAAAGAATCTGCCGCATATCTTAGAGCAGAGGTAGACAACTTACTAAAAGAAATTGGTGGTGAGAATGCACTACTACAAAAATCTATATCTGATGCGACCAAAGGTAGTTTAGATGAACAGGTACAAGTCAGCTTACAAAAACTCAGATTAAAAGAACAAACGGTTACACAACAATTAAAAAAATTATTAGATGATGTAGTAGATGATGCAATAGAAGTTGGTAACTACGCTGATGCACCAGGCAGAGGAGCTTTAGGTGAGGTAATTCAAGATAACCTAGCAAGAGCCAGACGAGAGGTCATGATTGATCTTGGTCAAAAATACAGAGGCGTTGATGGTATGTTTAGGCAACTTACTTCAACTGAGGGCAAATCAGGCGCAGAACTTTTACAAGCACAAACATTAGATAGGGTAATTAGAAACACAATAACTAAAAATGTAGATGACTCTTTGGCTCTTATTAAACAACATAAAGATGCTGATTACTTTTGGGGTGTTAACAACCGAGATGAGTTAGACGGCGGTATTGTTAAAAAAATAGAAGAGGCTTTACTTAAACTTAGAAAAGATTCTGGTAACTACGTAGATGGTGTTACAGAGATGCCGGTCCCAATAAATTTATCACACATAAGAAATGCATATTCTAAATTAAATACTATTTCTAGAGATACACTTGAAGCAAGTCCGGAAAGAAAAGTAATTATAGAGATCATGCGTAAGCTTGATGATTCTAGAGTCAATCAAAATGGAGAAGTGTTTAGAGTAGGTCAGCCTGATAGTATTTTGTCACAACTTGAAATAAATGGAGTTGATGAATTTAATAAAGTATTAACGGCAAATATAAGAGCATCAGGATTAGGAGATGATGCAGCTAGCGTAGCTTTAAATGATGATGCAGTCAGACAGGTAAATAATGCTATCTCACAACTTAGAGAAACTAATAAAATTGCTGCTCAAAGAATGGCACCCTTTGATAGATTACAAATTAAAAAGATAATATCTAATTCACAAAAAGGCGCACATGATGCTGATGAAGTTTACAAAAAAGTTATTTTAAATGGAGAAAAAGGAGACTTAGATGATATATTTAAAGCTCTTAAAGATTATGACAACTATATGGTTCAGGCTGGAAAACCTGGAACTTCAGAAAGAACTTTAAAATCACAACTTAAAAAAAGATTGTTTGCTGATGCGTTTAGAGCATCTACAGATGTTGCGGATGAGTCAATTAACTTTACTCAATTTGCTAAAGAAATAAAAAGATTTGAAAGAGATTATCCTGGTAAATTAGATTCTTTGTTTACAGATACAGCTACCGGAAAAAATACAGCTAAACTTGTTAGAGACACAATAGAACAAGTAAACAAAATTGGTCCAAGATTAAAACCACAAGACATTAAGAACCTTGTTAATGATTTTACAACAAGGAAAAAAGGTTTAAGTGCAAGTGATCAAGGTTTAGCTTTTGTTCAAGGTCTAAAAGAGTTAGCCAAAGCATCTGATGAAAGATTAAAACTTGAAGCTAATAGGGCTATATCAGATCTACCACTTAAAGGAATAGATGAGACGGTTAATGTAATCTTCAGACCGAATGCAAATGCCAATATACAAATATTAAAAGAAACCGTTAGTCCTGAAGTATTTACGTCTATACAACAAGCCAGCTTACAAAAGCTTTTATCAAAGTCTATAGATATAAATGGTAAGGGTAAGATTACAGATCTATTTAAAGCAGGTAATTTAAAAACATCTTTGGATTCTTATGGTGATGAAACTTTAGAAGCTATGTTTGGTAAAGAACTTTCTCAAGGTCTAAGAAACTTCCAAAGACAAATTGATATTCTGACTAAACAAGAAGCAGGACGAGGTGGAGCTGCTGGTGGTCTAGTAGCTGCTGGTATTGGTGCAAGTTTAGCCTTAAATCCTATTGCAGTATTACCTACTGTATTATCTTTAGCCGTAGCCAGAAGATTCTTTTCCTCACCTTTAGTAGTTCAATCTTTTGCTAAAACTGACAAAGGATCAATATTGACAAGCCTAGATACTATGGAAAAAGCTTTAATACAAACTTTTGTAAGAGATTTAGGAATGGAAGCTGAAAAAGCTGGTGAGGTAGCTAACGGTATTATGGATGGGGCTTATGATGCTGCTGGTATAGAAGAATTACTTAATCCTGTAAAAGATTTAATAAAAGATACGGTATCAAGTGCAGAGGATTTAAAACAAGATGCACAACAGTCCTTAAGAACTACACAGGCACCAGCTCCTAGTATTCCTCTCCCAGAGGTTGCAACAACTGTAATGCCAGATATAGATCCTTTGTCTCAAGATAGGTTGGCACTAGACGAACAGTTGTTTGGTAGGCCTTCTAGGTTAGGTTAAAAACCTATTTCGTTACGGTCCATTCCTAAAGGCTTATCTGATAAACACACCCAATCTTCTTGCGGTATATGTATGTAAGGTTCGTTATCCTCATCATATGTAGGGTTGTCACTTACATTCATTCTTACATCATAAACAGAGTCTTTGTTCCATTCATGCATATACACACCGTCAGTCATAGCATAAACAATAATAAACGGTACTCCGGTTGCAAGTGCAAACGAGGATCCCTTTCTGAATTTATTTGTGGATATTATTAAAGTGTCGTACTTATCAAAAGTAAAGGTGCGACATTTGACCTCGCACCAATAACTTTTATCTACTGACTCTATCCAATAGTCTAATGAATAGCTTATCGGTAACTTATGACAACTAACTCCCCAAAGTCCTTCTAAAAATCCTGCTACTCTCTCCTCTCTCTTCTGATCGTCTCTTGATTCAAATGATGGTGTTTTCATGTTCACTCCTCAAAGAAGTTAGAATCAACGGCAACTAATCTTTTAGTAGGTCTACCCTTACCTCCAACTTTAATTTCAATCTCCTGGATCTCCCCAGCATTCTTTAACCGTTCTATAATCTCTTTAACTTCATATGATTTCATACTTCTAAATAGTTCGTGTCTATCTACCTCTCTTTTAGATATACCCTCACCATTCCTAGATCTAATAAAAGACAAGACTTGTTTGATCTTAGATTCTGTTGCAGAACTAGCCACCTTATCTCTACAGGCTTCAATAAACATAAGATCATAGTATCTAATGTAATCTATAGCCCATTTAGTAACGTCTGCGGTTATCTTAGTTGCATCAGCACTAGAGGCCAAAGTACAAAGCAAAGCTAATCGCATAGCCTTCTCTCTAGATCTACTGAGTAACGGTTCTAGATTATCTTTCTCTAGTATGTCTTGTCGTTTAATAATCTCTCTCGCAAAGTCTTGCAATAGTTCTTCTGACTGCTTATCAAACTCTAAAACTATTTGATTTAGATCTAACTCTGCATTATCTCTGGCGGCATCAGATAAGGTACCCTTCAGTCTACGCACATAATTAACCCAATTTACTACGTTTGTAGGCGGTTCCTTGTACCTTTTCAGGTCCCCAACACGTCTTGGTTCGTTGGATTCGACCACTACGAAGCGGTTTAAGAAGCCATCTGCTATCCTTCCGCTATTTAAAGCACCATAGAAGTTCTTAGGTACAGACAATCCAACTAATGTAATAGCTGGCTTATGTGTAACCCTGTTCATCATCTTCTCTTTAAACTCTTCCTGTACTGACATAAGAGAGTAGTTATCTGGCCTTAATGTCCCGTGGCACCTCCCCCAAGCTTCCATAAGCGTTTGTATGCCGTCTTCTTTATTTGTGTTGCCTGCGTTACTGATAGCCTCTAATCGTTTACCAAACTCATCCATTATGGTTATTTGGGTAGGTCTTATCTTTAAGACAGAATGTACGGCTCCACTAGAGGTATATCCATCACCCACAACTAACTTTTCTTGATCAGATGCATTCAGTACAGATTCAATAAATGTCTTTATGTTTTCTTTACCTTGTCCTGATTTTGCGACACCCATAAAGTACATACTGGAGAAGTTGTTCATGTTAGTTCTATACAATCTTCCACAGGTCACACTAGCTAATGCCAAAGCACCTACAAGAGATAACTCTGGTTGTGGTACTTGTGCTATATCCTCACAAAAATCAAACATGTTCTGCAATAATCCAGGTGGTGAAAACAGATCATCAGGACGTTTTATATTCTCGGTTGATTGTGTAAATAAAGGAGCTATCTGATTCTTACGGTCATGTGTCCTCTTTACGTTATCTACTACAGAATCAATCTCCTTCTGAGGTAATGGTGGATTATTATTCTTGTTCCAGTTCTGTAAAAACACTCTTACAAAATCTAGGTTTACGTTCTTAGATATAAGATACCCTGTAATCCTTGCAGCTCCATCATTCCTAGATCCTTCTAAAACTCCGTCTAAAGAGAATGGTGCTGTTTGTATACTGCTTTCAACTTTAGGTACACCTGTTATCTGTAAGTATTCTTTCTCGGTAAAGTCTGGTAGATCTGTATAGTCATATATCTTCCAGTCCGGAATCATTACAGGCTTATATACCTGACCATTAGCATGACGGTTATAGGGTGCGATAATAAGACCACCCACACCTCTAATATCTATTAATCTTTCTATAGGAGTTGTATTAGTTCGCCTTGTAGCAAACGTGGTGTAGTTTTCTGGGTTGTTATAGTAGTAGTGCATACCCTTGCCGGTAATTACTTTATACGGGCAAGCAGGCAGGTTCTTCTCTACCCAATCCATAGCTTCAGGTGAATCTGCATCTACTACGACAAACTTGCCACAGACTAGAGCTACAACTAGATTATCCCTATCTTTAAACCAAGACTCTACAAGTTCCCTTTCAGGTCTTGTTTCCTTATATTGTTCCCAGCCTTTTAAAAATGGTGGAGGTTTTTTGTTAGATCTTTGTAAAGGTACTACATTATATCCATCATCAAAATAAGCCAAAGCAATATCCAAGGACGAGTCATCCTCGGTAATATTGAGTTGGAACATGCTATTCCTGGTCTTCTAAAATATCAGATATAAGACCATATATAGATTCAAAGTCTAATCTTCCTTCTGTTGCTTTAATTATTTGTTTTGCTTGAGCTATAGACGGTTGTCTGTATCCATATCTCCAAGATTTGCAAGTAGCCTCGGAGCAACCAAAGTCTTCTGCTGCTTTCTTATGGCCCAAAAATTTTATATAACCAGATAATGAATAGTGGTCTATTTTTCTTTCTTTGTGTTTCGGTTGTACGCCCATAGTGTTTAACTCCTTAAGTTTTTTTGTTGCAATAGCTTTAGTCCTGAAGTAGTAATTTGCTATCCAAGTTTTATCATTTTGATCCTTCATATACATCTCCTAAATAATATGATTTACATATTGTAGTTTCTTGGGTTATAATTTACAAGTTCATTTTTACACATATATAAGGAGGGTAGATTATGAGCTTAAAAGATAAGATAAAAACACCAGATAAACTGGTGGACCAACAGGGAGCAAAGCTTCTCATTTATGGTCAAGCCGGAGCCGGAAAAACATACGCTACACAGAGTATGCCTGGCAACGTATTGGTTATAAGTGCGGAGGCAGGATTGCTTTCTATTAAAGACGCACCTAATGTGTCAGCTATTGAGGTTAAGAACTATGATGATCTAAGAGAGGTTTATTCCGCTCTAGCATCTGGTGAACTATCCTTTGATAGCGTGTGTTTAGACTCAGTTTCAGAGATCTCAGAGATCTTACTGGTACATGAGAAAAGCAGAAACAAAGACGGAAGAATGGCTTACCAGAACGTAAGTGAAGCTGTTACAAGTCTAATGAGATCATTTAGGGATCTAGATATGCACGTATTATTTCTTTGCAAAGAAGGTAAAGATAATAATGATGGTGTGTTTTTCTTTGGTCCTAAGATGGCAAGTAAACCTCTAGGAGATGCAATCACGTATTTCTTTGACGAGGTTTTGGCCCTACGTATTATTGACGGTCAAGATGATGACGGTAATGCTGTAGCGGAAAGGTGGTTACAAACGAGGATAGGTCAAGGCTACACAGCCAAAGATCGTAGCGGTAAGCTAGAAGCCTTTGAGGAACCTAAACTAACTGCCCTAATCGAGAAGTTAGGGTTTTCTAATAAAATTGTAAATAAGGAGAGTGCATAATGTCAGATTTTAATGATGTTGATTTTTTCGAGAATGCGGAGCAAATGGAATCGACAGGTCCCGAAGTTGCTCCAACTGGTGAGTATGAGGCAAAGATAATTGCTGCTGAGAAGTATAAATCTAATAGCGGTAATTGGACCCAGAAAGTTACCTTTCAAATTGATGGCGGTACATATCGCGATCATAATGAATGGTATAACTTATGGTCTGCCACAGAAAAATCCAAAAGAATAGCGAGTGAGATATTTAGTCGTCTTGCTATTACTGTTGGATTCAAGAAACTTCCGGAGCATGGTTCAGACTTTATTGGTAAGCAACTAATACTTGGTATCAGACAGTATGAAGATAAATGGAAGAATGACCAAGGGGAAGAAGTTATATCTCTTAAGACTAAGATCTTAAAGATGGAACCTTCAGAGATGAAACCTACACCAGTAGGTGATAAACCTCCATTCTAAATGTAGCAAAGAAAAAGGGGCTTTATGCCCCTTTTTTTTGTTTGTAGTATTCTTTTGCTTTTATTAAATCTTGTTCGTTGTCAAATACAACAATATTTGTTTTGCAATAAGAACTTTTAAAGACACATGTTTTGACTGCATTTTTATAATTTGGCAAAAATTCTAATGGGTCACCATACACAGTTAAAGAATATTTATCTTTCTTATCATTCATCACATATCCTTAAGACGGTCTATAGCCCAGTTAAGATAGACAACGGCCTTCTCTAGATCCTGGATGTTAGATCCCTTGTGGTCTTCCCTCCATATATATTTAACTGCGTTGCCCTTACAGAAACCTTTGAACTCATCTGCCGTAAGCATAGATCTCATAGCCTCTATATACTCTATCTCACCCCTAGTGTAGTGAGGTGGTTGGTTTACTAGATCTTCACTCATAATCCCAACCTTTTAGATCCACGTTAACAATACTAGGTGAGTTGTATATGGTGGCTTCCTTGCCGTTTAATACTGCGTTGTATTCTCCCAGCAAATGCTCAAGCTTTAACCACCCAGCAGTCATATCATCATGACTCATTTTAAA